GACGATAAAAATGAAGTCATGTAAACTTAAAGCGGTCCTTTTCTCTAAGTAGAAAACCTAAGTGAAACACTTCATGTATGAAAACTATGACTTAAATGTATTCCTCGATCGCAAACAACTCCTTCTCGTACCTCCTAACACTCGATGAGTTTAGGAAGGGCTTACCGGATGAGACTCGACCTTCTTGGATAAAAATTACAACGATCACGATGATCTCCAACTTTATTCATGATATTGATATAAAAAAACTGCGCAGCGTGTTTGAAGAAGTGGGGTCTTACAAGATGCGACGTGAAGGAACGAATACCGATGGATTCGAGTGGAAACTGAAGCCCACGACCTTTTACAATCAGGTCACGCTCACCTACCATGACACATACAGTACCAAATCTGTCAAGGTTTTTCCTAATGGGAGTGTTCAGGTTGCGGGATGCTGTGATCTATTTGATTGTAAACGTATCATCACTCAACTGACCCACATTTTCAAGATTTTTCTGAACATGGAAAACGACATACCCGTCGATTCTTTTCGTGTCGTCATGATCAATTCAAATTTCAGTCTGAACTATAACGTCAATCTCATGAAAGTTGCCGACTGGTTTGAACAGAGTGATGATGTATTCAAAGTGTCATTCGAACCGGATAGGTACTCGGCAGTTAAAATCAAATTCAAACCTTCCCAGGATATGAAGGAGATTACGTGCAGTATTTTCAGCACAGGGAAGATCATCATTACCGGTGCTGAAACACTGAAGGAGATTGCTTTTGGATATAACATCGTCAACCAGCACATCAACGAGAATCCTGAAATTCGGGTTTCGCGCACAGTGGAAACGGATGTTTTTGATATTTTTTTGGGATACAGGTGTGATCCCCTTATCAAACTACTCAGAGAGAAGGGATTTAGTTCGTGGTTGAAAACGATCACCAACAGACAAATTAATTTCTAGATTTATAATAACAAAATGTCTCAGCGACTTGGTATGGCCGATGGCCGGTGTTTCACCTTGAACTCGTCAGCGCAACTACTTAACAACTATGTCATGAAGCAAAATAACATTTCCTTCGAAGACAACTATTCGTACCGTCAGCTTCTCCAAAAGCAGGGTCCCCAGCTTCTTTCTCAGGTTCACGACCAACAAGGTAAGACGAACTGCAACGATTGCAACGTACCCCTTCTCAAGATGCCTGACATCTACTAACTGAGCGAAATCACGGAAAAAACTTTAAAACCTTCCTATAGAATGTCGACATGTTCTATATGTCTCGGTGAAGTCAGATCGACGAGGTCAAACCCGCCTATCCGATGTGGACATATATTTCATTCCCACTGTCTACAGGGATGGAAAAACCGAGGTAAGAATACGTGTCCCACTTGTAGAAAGGTATTTGATGCAACTCATTTTAAAATAACGGTCACGGTTCAAAACAATTACACATCTGCTGCGAACACCGTGTCCTTGAATGGAGAATCTATATTTGACGTACTCGATCTATTTGATATCAATTTTGATGTTGACAATCTGCCCGATCTAGAAAGCATTCTTACCGACCTTGGAGTGGGACTTACCGACTTTGATCCCAGTATTCTTGACGCAGAATGAACTACAATATTTCTCGTAGTTTAGCCCAGGGTAATCCCTCGAAGCCTTACGCGGATCCCTGATCATCTTACCCTTCGCGTCAGTCAGAAGTGGTCCAGTAGCCCACCCACGTTTGTGACTGAAGACGTTCGCTTTAAAAATAATACGCTTTCCAACCTTGAATGTGCCACCCCTCTTTATCCTAGATTCTGGTACCTTGAAGAATTTAGCGACAGACTTGATCGTATCACCGGGTTTGATTTTATACTCCACGACACCGTGTTGTTTATAAAAATGAAAATCACCTTGTCGAATGTAGTTCGTGGGTCGTCCAGGAGAAACGAACATCATGACCTTAAAGTAGCCCTTTTTACACTTCTCATCGGGTTTAGCCCTGTACACTTTCTTTGGGTTGTCTGAAACGACGCGTCCGGGGAGACCTGTGCAGTGTGTATAGTTATGATCACCATTCGACAGTCCAGAGCGATCACCCGGAACTGACTTTTGCATACGATATGATTCATAATCACCTACCGCATACGCATAACAGTTGTTGTTTCCAATACCCTTCGACGTCCCCCAGCGCCGGTTGGTAAATTTACTTTCAGACCCACTCAGGGGGAGGTCTTTCATCCTTAACCTAGGCACAGAAAAAATATTTACATACTATAAATGTTCAAGAAAATGCTAAAGGCTGAAACCAAGTCTGATCTGCTTGAAGAATTTCTTTACTTTCTTCTCAGCATCCTCATCATGACCTTCCTTATCCGTGTCGTGTGGAATAGGTCTCTCGTGAAGCATATCACCATCCTCAAGCCTATTAACACTCTCGTCGATGCTTTCATCTTGGCCATTTCTATTAACATGATCAAGAGTGTTTAAAGTTCCATATACCCAGTTGTCTGTTTACCATCTGGATGAACAATAGTGGGAAATCCATCTAAATCCCCACAGTCATCCGAATCACAATCGACGAAGGTGAATTGTTTACCATTTTTCTTCATATACTCCAACTGTTTCCGAGTCCATCCACACCCCATGGTCCCGAAAATAGTCCACTTCTCATTCTCACTATATGTTGAAATCTTACGTGTGGTGAAGAGAATGTATAGGTTTATGAGTAAAAGAATGATAAACGCGATCATGTTTTAATATAGGTAAACATTAAAATGTCTTCGACTATACTGTCTATGGGAAACAGGAATGTCACGCTCAAGTACACCAGGAAGATGCCCCGTGGTGAAGTTGAACGGATGAAATCGTTCGTCACTAAGAATGGTGAAAAACTCACCAAGACTCCAAAATTTAAGGTACTCTCTCAAGTTGATGAAGGTACGAAGCGGATCTTCAAGGTCGTGCTCTAATCACACCTGGGCGTTTTTTCGGTTTCGCTTTACCCATCTTTAGGATGACAACTGCACGGGCTTTAGCAGCCTCTTTGTTTACAGGTGTTTTTGGTTTAGAAACCTGAATTTTTGTGACGGATTTGGGTTTGGATAGAGGAATGGTAATCGATGTTTTCTCACCTGTAAAAAAAGGTTTGGAGAGAACCTCTTCGAAGCTAATGTCAACGGTCTTGTTACCTCTCAGTCTATAGTTCTTGACAACATTCGACCTACTCACAAGATATTTTAATGGTAACAGGTTTTCGATGAATGTCTTCACTACACGCTCCGTCCGTGTACGCGGTTGACGAACCATCTCGTGTACGGAGTTCAGGAAAAAGTGTAAATCATAATGTTTGTCCGACTTTCTCGAGATGCCGATGTTCTTGTAATTGTTCGCATTGATGAGAGGATTCTTAATTCGTGGGAAAACGGCAAATCCAAAATCGATGATGACAGCTTCAAAACCCGCGTTAGAAATGGTATGCCCCATGATTTTCATGTCCTTCACAGGAACTGGTCGAACGAGGATATTTCCAAGATGGAGATCATGATGACGGAATCCCGGATACTTCTTTTGGATACGGTAGAGGTTATAGATGACCTGTAACATGACGGATTTCATGGCAGGTAGAGTGGGTTGCATGGCCATCCATTCCCTCATCTCCTTACCCTTCACATACTCTGAGTAGATGATATCCTTCTTATCACATGTCTTGTAGAGGTACATCTTGGGAACCCCGAAACCCTCCAACTTTTTCGCGATGGTAAATTCCATTTTTGGGTTCATCTCATCCAGGGCTTTTTTAAATCCAGCCAGTGGCAAATTGTTGGTCTTTTCACTCAATGAAGGAGTTCTAATTTCCTTGTAAACGATATACTTCTCACATCCATCGTCGATGCATCCACGATACACCTTACCATACTGACCCTCACCAATCTTCACAGCACCTTTGGTCATAGTTCCATTTTTCTTTTTCAACCAGAGATATGACGCAGGGGCACATGCTTTCTCACCCCTGAGGAGTTTCTTGACCTGAGCGTTCATTATTATATTCGTAAGAAGATTGTTTCGTCTTACGAATAGGGGGGGGGGTGAGTCCACGGGACTTGGAAATTGGATTTTTACTGGTCATCGACTTCATCATCCTCTTCGACTTCGTCGTCAACTTCGTCGGTGGGTAGTTCAACGCCCTGAAAGGCGAAAGAAGGAAGCTTACTAGACTGCTCAAGAAGCGTCTGTTGGAGACGGATGGTTACACCGAATTTATTATCGATAAACCAAATGCTACTGAGATCTACAATGGCCATCACTTTCTGACCCTTTTCAATCGTATCGAGGGACACTTGTTCCCGCTGCATAGAATACGCTTCCGGGACGAAAGATCCATCGGGCTTGGTAGAAATCTTGAGCTTCATCGTCGAAGGATATTGTTCCTTACCCGGACGAACGATGGGCTTGTATAGCGCTTCACGTAGGACCGCGACGTTGAACTCTTTACCGAGCCACTCCTTGGAGTTTTGGGCGACCGTGTTTACGATCAGTTCGTCGAGTTCCTTGAGCTTGTCATGAATCTCCATCGCTTCCGTATTATCGGGGTCAAAAGACAGGTCAAGAGAATACGACGTGCGTCCAGTACTTTCGTCAGTAAACATACTCAGGCCGAAAGGTGAGCGCATGAAAGGGAGCTGAAGAAACATTTTTTTGTTGTCACCACCGTTGAGGTAGACGGTTTTACCGCCATTCTTGTTCTTACGGAGTTTAGAAAAGCCGATAGAGGCCGAGGAGAATTCAGAAGAGCGTTGGATAGTGAGGGACATTGTTGGTTGGTTATATATTTACTAGGCGGTATAACTTTAAGTCGATTTTTTTATTGACATATACCAAAAGTAACTATGGGTCTTTTTAAAGACTGTGGATGTGGATGTAACGGTAAGAAGCAGGAAGAGAAGTTTGTCATCTCTGTCATTTCGGGTTTGACCTTCTATGTCATCGCGAATCCCGAGACTTTTCGTCTCGTCAGGCGCATACTCGGATCGAGTATCGCGAGTCCCACTGGTTGTCCCACCACGATCGGTCTCCTCGTGCACATGCTCGTGTTCATACTCGTCGTATGGGGTATGATGAATATAAAAAAGGATGCACCCGTGAAAGCCAGTACGTGTGGGTGCGATCGTTCCAAAAAGAAAGGTGAGAAGAAGGTCGTACAGATGGTGGACGTACCCAACCCCGAACCCAACTTCGCAGAGCCTCAACTTACGATGGTCGACAGTGGATCTGTGTTAGAACCACTCGATCTTAACACAGAAGGATCTATCTTCTAATCAATCGTTTATCAATCATGTATATTAAATGCATTTCTTACATTTAATATAGCATCTGGTACGCAGATTATGTTATTTACTTTTTCTTTTTGTCACCGCTGGATGTTGACATAAAGGCGGCGATGCTAGACGACGAACAGCAGCAGATAATGAGGATTACTACAGCCCATATCATATACTTCTTTTGTTTATCATTCATGGGTGCCCCGGAAACGGGGTTGTACATATTGTACCCCCCTAAGCCAGACATAGAACCATACCCTGACATATTTTTATTATATAAACAGATTTTTTTTTAAAAATCTTCGTCAAAACCGATCTCTTCTGTATCATCATCCATCTTGCCATAATCACCCACCCTCTTTTCGAAAAAGTTTGTCTTGCCATCGAGGGAGATATTTTCCATGAAGTCAAAGGGGTTCTTCGAGTTCCAAATCGGGGGTTGACCAATCTGTTTCAGAAGACGATCAGACACATACTCGATGTATTCGGACATCTTCACGGAGTTCATACCGATCAGGTTACATGGGAGTGCATCCAAGATGAAACCCTTTTCAATTTCGACAGCCTCTTTCACAATCGAATGAATAACTTCTGTCGATGGCTTGTTACGAAGAAGTTTGAAGAGTTCAACAGCAAACTCTTGATGAAGCCCTTCATCTCGAGAGATGAGCTCATTACTAAAACAGAGACCGGGCATGAGTCCTCTTTTCTTTAGCCAATAGATGGCACAAAAACTTCCAGAAAAGAAGATCCCCTCGACACAAGCGAACGCGAAGAGACGTTCAGCAAAAGTTTTGGACTTGGTATCGAACCATTTGAGAGCCCAGTTAGCCTTTTTCTCTATACAGGGTACAGTCTGAATAGCTTCGAAAAGTTGTTTCTTTTCCGCACCATCTTTGATGTATTTGTCAATCAATTTGGAGTAGGTCTCACCATGAACCATTTCATTATGAGACTGATACGCATAGAATGATCGAGCTTCAGAGATTTGCACCTCATCAGCAAAATTGTTATTGATATTTTCAAAAACAATTCCATCGGATCCAGCAAAAAACGCCAGGATATACTTTATGAATTTCTGTTCATTGTCGTTGAGTGTTTTCCAATCGTCCATATCCTTGGACAGATCAACTTCCTCGGCAGTCCAGTTGGACATTTGAGCCTTCTTATAGAGATCCCAGAGCTCGGGGTACTTCAGAGGAAACACTGTGAATCTGTTTAGGGTTGGTGCGAGTATAGGTTCGTATTCATCTTCAATGTAGTCCTGAAATTCAAAGTAGTCTCCGATGTGACGTCCATCAATAGATATTTGAGGGTAAGTTGTCGCTCCCGAACCGCAAACTTTCTTGAGTTCTTCTTTGTCCACCATGAGTTTTTCGTACTCAAGACCTTCAGACTCACATAGGGTCACCGCGTGGTCGCAATATTGACATCCCTCCTTCGAATAAATACTAACTTTCATCTGTGATATTATCCCTGAATTTTTTTTGAGCGAAAACTCTAAGCATGATTGTGCCCTCCGAAATAAACCAAGATGATATAGTCAAAATATTAGTAAACGAAGATGGTATTGAAGATGAAATGTATGGGGTTGTCGCAATGAACACTGGTCGCACACTTGGCCTGAGATATCTCAACCCCACTGAACTTTTTTATAAGAGTGCTTGTGTATACGAGCTCGAAACCGATGCATTCTCACCCGCACCATTCGAAAGTGTGACGGAACACTACCCAAGTGGAACAACGTTTATGGATTTAGAGATGAAATCATTGGGAGAGAATCGTTTTGTCATGTACAGTGAAATTGACATCGAGGACAGCGACAGCGACTTGTATGACGAAGGTGGTGATGAGGACGAATCGGATCTCGAAGGTTTTGTCGTTTCTGATAGTGAAATCGTAGGTCAGGAGATTCCCCTACCTCCCGGACATCAAGCCATCGACAAAGAATGGAATGAATGGGAGCCTACGACTTCAGGTGGAAGGAGTTTCAAGGAAACGATTGATTCTATAGAAGAACGTGTCAGACGCCTAAGTGCGTGATGCGTTTTTTAAAAATCTAAAAAAAGATTGTCACATTCAAAACAATGCTGGCAGCTATATGGTCCGACTTGGACACCCTATTACCAAAAAAACAAGATGAAAAGCCAGTGAATATACATTTTTGTCGCGAATGTTCGGGAATCAAGGTGATTTCCCCGGAAGGTTTACCCACTTGTACACAATGCGGGCTTGTACAGGATAACTTTGTAGATGATACAGCTGAATGGACGAGTGGTGTAACAGATGATGGCAAAGTGAATGATCCGTCGAGATGCGGAAACCCAAATCCTAATCCAGAATTATTTTCCCAAAATTGGGGAAAGGGGACGGTCATTTCTACCCAGCGGAATTCTACGTATGAACATAAACGCATGGCTAAAATCAGTTTTCATATGTCCATGAACCACAAAGACCGGTCACTCTTTCACGCGTACAAGGACATCGACGAGGCGTGTCATACCATTCCGGACCCAATTCTCAAGGATGCAAAGATGATGTATAAAAAATTCAACGAAAGTAAACTTACTCGAGGTGCCGTGCGCCTGGGTATAAAAGCAAACTGTGTACTGTACGCGTGTCGTCTCGCACAGTATCCAAGAACAACGAAGGAAATTGCGGACATGTTTGGAATTCAGTCGAAGGATATCAGTCGCACGACACAGATGTTCAAGGATACGATCATGGGTGTCACTGAAAAGAATTATGTGACGAAGGCGTTTGATGTGATGACTAGACTTTTGAATTCATTCGATGTCGATTGGAAAGAGCGAGTGGCGTGTAATAAGATGTGTAACGCGATGGATGATTGTGTAGAATTGATGAGTAAAACACCGAACAGTGTCGCTTCGGCCATCATATACAGGGTCATCGGGCATAGAGTGACAAAATCCGAATTGTGTGAGAGATGTACGGTTTCCATACCAACACTGAATAAAATAGATGTACTCATTAAAAAGCACTTAGAGGCTAAGGCCGATTCATAATATATGACGAAGGTCTTTATAGCGACACCATGCTACGGTGGTCTATGCCTCGAAAAGTATGTATCCAGTATTATCAAGCTTCAACTTCTTTTAATAAAAGAAGGATTCCAGATGTATCTTGATACTACCGAGAATGAATCACTCGTGCATCGCGCACGAAACGTTTCCGTGGGTCGTTTCATGCAAAAGACGGATTGTGATTATTTCATGTTTATCGACGCTGATATTCATTTTGAACCCGAATCCGTCGTGCGTCTGATTAAATCTGGACACGATCTTTCGGTGGCGTGTTACCCCAAAAAGGTTGTCATGTGGGATC